TTTGACAGCCCGCACGGCTGGAACTGCCGGCAATAGCTTGGCTTTGGTGCAGACCGGCAATTTTGCAAATGTATCCGGTGCGACCTTGTCCGGTGGCGTTAATTCGTCAACCTCATCGGTAACCGATACAGTGCAGCTGCCGAATGTTAAGTTTAGAAGTTCCGGCGCTGCTGGCGACTTGGCTTTGGTTGAATTTGTAACCGATTAGAATAAGGAGTATAGAAAATGAGTATCACTTATGGTGGACAAAAGGCAGTAACCGCACAGGAAGTTGCTTTTTCAATCTATACAGCCGTTGATTCCGCATTTTTTGACGTTGAATACCCGGAGCAGGACTGGTATAAAGTCCTTAAAGACGACCAGATTATCTCCAACATCAACGCAGGCGCACAGAACTACGGGTTTATTACCCGCGACCGTCAAGGCTCTGCAGCGTTTATCGGACAGGCTGAAAACAATAACATCCCGATGGTTTCGCAGTCTATCGGTGCGGTAACCGTGCCGCTGGCTGCCTCTGCTGTTGGGGCAAAAATCAACAACGAAGACGCTAGACAATGGCAGTTTGGCTTTAATGGCAATCTGGCGCAAGAACTTGGCGAAATTATGCGTGTTGCTTGCGACAACCTGATTGAAACGTCAACGATGTTCGGCGATTCCTCCGTTGGGTTCCAGGGCTTTATCAATTATCCGGGTGTTGTCATCTCTAACGCTATGCCGTCCGAATCGGTTCCGGCATCTACGAAGTGGGAAGACAAGACAGCGCAAGAAATGATTAAAGACGTGCAGTCGGCTATCCGCGCGGTATATCTCCGCACCAGAACGGTTATGCTGCCGAATGTTGTCTTTTTGCCGCCTGAACAGTTTTCTATGTTGAACGACACGCCGTTCACGTTGGGGACTGGCGGGGCAACAGCCGCATTTAGTTCGGCGCTGGATTACCTGAAACGCAACAATCTGTATACACAGTTGCGCGGACAGGAATTGGAAATCGTCCCGATTCGTTACCTGCAGGGTGCGGGTGTTGACGGTGCCAACCGTATGGTTGTTCAAGACCGTAGCGCGAAAAATCAGGCTATGCCGTTCCCGCTGCCCTATCAGGTGCAAGCGCCGGTTCCGGTTCCGCTTGGTGCCGAGTTCTATTCAGAACAGAAACACGGCTCGTATGCTATGCGTCAACCTGCAGCGACTATGTATGTTGACGGCATTTAATCATAACTTTTGAAAATGGGGGATAAATACAATGGCTTTTCAAAAAGGTAACAAATTAGGCAAGGCGGCAAAAAAAGCCGCCGAGCCTAAAAAAGAGGTTAAGGCGGCAGCAGAAGACAAAGCGGAAGAGGTAAAAGACTCTGATGTTTTGGCGGCAGTCAATCAGGAAAAACTGGCAGCAGCGCAAGGCGTTAAAAAAGAGGCGCAACCGGTAGAAAAGGAATATATCCCGGCTAGTAAGTCATATTACACGGTTTGGAATATGTCCGTAAACCCGCTTTTATTGAGAATCGGCAAGCACGAAATTGAGATAATCTCACGGGAGTGCAAAAAGGTTGACGCAGATATTTTTGAAGAACTGTTAAAACTTCAATATATCCGCAATCTGCTTGACAAGGGGCTTTTACGGGCAACCAAACAAGTGGATAAGGACGAGCCGTTAAGTAAAGATATATCGGTGCAGAAAGCCCCGGAATATCTGACGGAAAACGTAAGCCGGACAGACGGGTTTATGACCATTGCCGCGGAAGTCAAAAAAGACGCAGGCGGCAAGGCTTTTAAACCTGCCGGAAGTATTGATATTAACTTAGGGTAAAACAAAATGGCGTTCGTTTATGTAGATTTTATAAAAGCTTATCCCGAATTTGCCGTTGTGGAGCAATCCGCCGTAAATTATCGGGGCAGCTTTGCCGATAGGTTTGTAAGCAATACGACTTTTGGCGAGTTTAGAACGGACGCCGTTTTCTTGTTTACCGCGCATTGTTTGGCGATTGAGTTCAATATCTCGTCCGGTTTGGCAAATGCCGGTAAAAACTCCAGTATGTTAAATACCGGAGTGGCGAGCTCAATTAGCGCAAGCAATGCGAGCTTATCGCAATCGTTTGTCAACAACTCTTTGATAACAAGCGACAACCCGCTTTTTGCCGATTTGGGCAGAACGGTTTACGGCTTGCGATTCCTTGAGCTGTTGCAGATGTGCGCGCTTTATGGCTACGTTGTTTTAAGCCCTGACACATTTTGAGGATTTGGAAAAATGCAGGCGACCGCGACTTTTCAACAGAAAAATAAAGGTTTTGCCGAAAAGCTTTTGAAGAAAGCAAAAAAAATGCAAGACCTTGAGGCGGCTTGCGGTTTTCCGAATACAGTCAATTTGAAATATGATAACGGCGCAAGTGTTATTGATGTGGCAATATGGAATCAATACGGGACATATAACAGCCCGGCGCGTGATTTTATGACACCCGCAATCAATAATATAAAGGCGCAGTGGGGAAAGATGGCAAAAGCGGCAATGCCCGCCATAAACGCCGGAAAAGTTGACGCAGAAGTGGTGTTAAATCAGGGCGGCAATATGGCGCAGGGTGAGATACGAAAGTCAATCGTTGACTTAAAAGACCCGCCGAATGCGCCGATTACTGTTTCCGGTGGCTGGATGCATAACAAGAAAAGCGGAAAGCTTTTTTACGCCAAGGGCAAAGGTTCGGATAATCCGCTGGTTGATACAGGAAAAATGCTTGGGGCTGTAACTTATACGGTAAGAAAAAGGAGTTAAAGCGTTGTCTGTTTTGCCTATGGATTTTAGTTATACTTTGCAAGCGTTCGGGCGCAACCATAGCGTAAGCGCCTACGAAAAGCGTGGCGAATTAAAAGGCGGGCGTTGGGTTAAGACGATAGAGAATCGCCGGGCAGTCAATAATTGTATTTTGCTTAATATTGAAGAAAAAACGCTTGAATTGATAGCCGAGGGCAATTTGGTAGACGAGGCGTATTGTGTGATGTTTCAGGATATGCAGGATACGTTTTACATTGCCGACCAGCAAAACGCGGATATACAGCCCTTGCAGACTTTTCTTGAGATTGACGGCAAGGAATTTATTGTTATGAAAAACCCGGCAACACACAAAAACGCAAACTTTAAGAGCTACTACGCGATTCGGTATAAGGATATAAAAAACGATGTCAATGCAGGCGCTTAACATAGACGAACAATTAGAACGGGCTAGGCAGCTTTTTCGGAGCTTGGCGGAAGTTGCCACTGGTTTGCCGTGCGTTATAGCGCCTTATGACGGACCGACTCCGGCGAATCAATATTGTTCTGTTTGGGTTAAGGAATTAAGCCCGGAGCAATACGATATTCAATACACCGGTTTTAATGATGAGGGCGATTTTTACATTGACCAGAAAAACGAAACATATTTGAAAGTGGAGTTTAAAGCCTTTGGACAAGGGGCACTTGCAGCGCTTGAGAAAGTCATAAGCGAGCTAAAAAGCCCGGAGCGGGGGTATGGCGCGACCGATGACGAAGACCCGCTGGAAAGGATAAAAAACGCGCCTTTGTGGCAGTATCTTGGATATGGCGGACACGATAATATTCAAGATATATCAACGGTTGTTTTGGGTAAGGTTTTGCCGCAAGCAGTCGTTAACGTTTATTTTTATGCAAACTTGAGCACGGTTAAAGTCATAGAGGGTTTTGACGTGGTTGACTTAAACGTTAGTGTTCGTGATAATAAAGAAGATATTTTTACGGTAAAAATAGGAGGACAATAAAATGTCAATAACACCGATTGAACTTGACGTTCAAATTAGTTTAAGCAGAGCGCAGTCATTGACCCCTACGGATATGACGTTGCAATGCTTTAATACGCCGAACGTTGATTTTTTGCACGGGGAGCGCGTCCGGTTTTTCAGCGACAGCGATTCCTTTAATGAAATTACAACAAGCGGCAGCTCTGTATACTGGGCGGGCAATGCCTTTTTCGGCTTGACTTCCCACCCGGCGCAGATTGCCGTAGGGCGCATTTTTACAGACAATCAGCCTGCATATTTGCTTAGCTCGTCCGTTGACTATGCCGCTTTAGCCTCTGTTTCCGAGGGTGCTTTTAGCGTAGCGATTGACGGCGTGCGTCAGGAATTATCGCCGACCGATTTTTCCGGCGTAACAAATTTACAAACTTTGATTGCAGCATTAACGCCGTCCGTAAACGCGAACTTTATTGTTGAAGAATATAACGGCAATTTGATTTTGAAGAGCAAGACAAACGGCGCAAACTCTTCTATCGGATACGCCGCCGCGCCGACTGCAACGGAAATTGAAACACCGGCAGTTTTGACCGGCGGCACGGTAACACCGGCAAGCCTGACAAGCATATCAGACGGCTCTCTTAAAATCTCTGTTAATGGCGATGAAAAAGATATTACCGGGCTTGACTTTGCAAGTGCTGACGATATTAACGGCGTTGTAACGGTTTTGACCGGAAAGATTGACGGCGTAACTATTACGGCAAATGAAGAAAGCTTGATTTTGACGACAACCGAAACAGGAAATGCGGCGACCTTGGCTTTTGCAAGCGCCGGTTCTGCCGGGACTGACGTTTCGGCGTTGCTTGGCTTGACTTCCGGGGCTGGCGCTACGGTTGCAAACGGCACAACGACACCGGTTGTTGATATATCCGAGATGTTAGGATTGACGCAGGAAAGCGGAGCAAGCTTGCAGGCGTCCGGTTATGTTGCGGGGTCAATTACCGAAGAGCTGGCAGCAAACCGCGCTTATATCCAAAATATCGGCTCAAATGCCTATGCTTGGAGCTTGGACGCGGAATACAGGGACACGCAGGACGCACAGGATTTTGCCTCTTGGGTTAACGGCTTTGGCGTTGAGGGTGTAACTTGTATCGTAACAAACAACCCGAACGTGTTAAGCGCTTCCGATACGTCAAATATTGCCTATATCTGCAATTCAATGAATTATCAGGGCATAGCAACGTTTTATCACGATAATGCGCAGGTTTACCCGGATGTTGCTTATTTGGCGACCTTGCAGTCGGTTAACTATGCAACGGCAAACAGCGTTTTGGATATGAAGTTTAAAAACTTGGGTTCTATCCCGGCTGTTACCTTGCCGGATTTGAACACAAACCTGACAACGCTGGGCAACAAGCGTTGCAATACGATTACCTATTGGGGAACGCGGGACGCTTTGTGCGTAAGAAACGGCGACCAGTCTTCAAGCTTGTGGCGCTCGGATTTGTGGGTTAACGTCTGTAACTTCATTGCCGAATTGAAAATCAATGTTGCGAACGTATTTTTGCGGAATAAAAAAGTTCCGTATACGGTTGGTGGGCAGACCCTGTTGACTTCCGCAATTACGCAAACGTGTGATGCCTATGTAACGAACGGGAGCTTTGCCGACCGTGAATATGCCGACAGCACGGCAGAAAACGGAGTTTCGTTGCAGAAAGCCTATACAATCACGCCGCAGCCTATATCCAGTTCAACGGCAGCACAGCGCCGCGCTGGTATCGGCACGCCGTTCGCTATTGTGTTGAACGACAGCGGAAGTATGCGGAGCGTTGCAATCTCTATTGAAGTTGTTGATTAAGAGGAGTTAAGACAATGGCAGTAAGAAAAATTTACAATCAGGGGCAGCTTAGTTGTTCTTTTAACGGAACACATCTGCAAGGCTTAATGTCCGGCGCCTCTGTAACAATTCACACAATCGGCGGCGAAGTTGAGCTGACCGAGGGAACGGACGGCGGAGCGGCAAACATCGCCACTTTGCAGGGCGGGCGTATTACGGTAACGTTTCGCGAAACTTCCGACAGCGTAGACTTCCTGAATACGCAAGTATCACTGCAACAGGTAAGTTCAACGCCGGGCGTGTTTATTCTGTATTCGGGCGTTAAGCGCCTGTATACGATAGCGAACGCGCTTGTGTCGGTTCCGGCAGACTTATCCACCGGCGACAAACAGATGGGCGGCGTAGCCTTTGATTTTGTCGGCACCGGAATGGTTGTTGCACCGGGCGAATAAAAAAGGAAGAGAAAAAGCCCCGGACGAAAACGGGGCTTTACTTAAATTAACATAACGAAAGGTTGTAAAATGGATAATATGGGGGAATTTACAAGCTTTTCCGTAAATGGAAAGACCTATAATATAAAAAACTTCAGTGTATTTGAGGCGTTGAGTTTTCATATTGAATTTATGGCTACAATGGGCGGCTTTATCGGTTCTGCAATAGCTTTGTTTAATAATAAAGGGGAAGAGCCGAAAAAAGGAAAAAACACGCCACAGGGCAAAAAAACGGGCAATGACGAAATAGCCGAGCTTTTTGCAAAAATCAAACCGGAAGAAACGGAGCGGCTGATGAAGAAAGTTTTAAGCCGTGTTATTACGCCGGAGCAGATTTGCCTGGAAAATCAGGCGGCGGCTAACGACTGGTTCGGCAGACCGGAAAACGCTGGGGACTTATGGCTTGTATGCTTAAACGGGCTGGTGTCTTTGGTGGGGGAATATTTACCGAGTGGGCTAAATACAGCGCTACTCGGGTTCAAGAAAGTTCTGGCAGGGCTATCAGCATTGAGCCCGGACAACGCGTCTATGCCTTTATCGGGGAGCCGGTAAGGCGTGGGCTTGTAGACTTTGCTGGGTTGTATAACGGCAAGGTTTCAATTAAAATGTTTTTTGAGGCAAAACGGATGGCGGACTGGCTTAATTATATTGAGGCGGCGAGCTATCATAAAGAGGGCTGACAAATGGCTGTTGTTGACGAGTTAGTTACATTATTATCGTTTAAGACGAGCCCCGGAACTGAAAAGGCTATAAAGTCCATCAAAGACGGGATAGATGCGTTAAAAAGCGAGGTTACGAAGTGGGCGGCAGCAGCAACGGCAGCCGGAGCAGCCACATCTGCTTTTTTGCTTAGTGCAAGCGATAAGGCGATAGAACTGCAAAAGCTATCGCAATCAACCAACTTGTCAACAGACAGCCTGCAGCAATGGCAATATGCGGCGGAGGCTGTCGGCGCGTCATCGGCCGCCGTAACCTCTGACCTTGAAAGCTTGCTTAAAACGATGAGTTCGCCGATTCCGGGCGAGCTTAATATGGAACTTATGATGTTAGGCGTAAGCGTCCATAATGCAAGCGGGCAGCTTAGGGGTGCCGATGAAGTCTTAAAAGATGTTGGGGATAGACTTAATAAAATGAGTTCTGCCCGTGCTGTCCAGTGGGCGGAGCGTGTCGGCATATCAAACGACACGTTGATGTTGCTTAAACAGGGACGGCAGGGATTAAGCGAACTTTTTGAAGAGGCACAGCTTGTTGGCGCGATTATACCGGAAGACGCCATCAATCGGGGCGCGGAGTTATCAAAATCAATTAAAACGCTTAAAACTGTTTTTCAGGCTTTGGGTAACAGCATAGCTTTGAGCTTTGCGCCGAACTTGAAAAAAGTTGTGGATAACTTCAAACAATTTTTAATCAACAACGCGGAGTTTGTCCGGCAGGGCTTAGGCATAACTATTGACGGAGTGAGTCGGGGCTTTGGGCGCTTTTGGGATATTCTCGTTAAAATAAAAGACGGGTTTGTTGCTCTTCTTCAACCTATGCAGCCGTTCTTAAAAAATATGGATGCGGTTAAGGTTGTTGCCGGGCTTGTTACCGGAGCGCTGGCCGGTTTTCTGGCGTTAATGGCTCCGGCAATCATACAGTTTGCGGCAATAGGCGCGGCGATTGCCGGTGTGTCTTTGGTTATTGAAGACTTCATCACATGGATGCAAGGCGGGGAAAGCGTCATCGGGGATGTTATCGGCGCTTTTTCGAGGTGGATGGATAAATTCCCTGAATTAAAAGAAGACTTAAAATCAGTTGGGCAGGTTTTCGCCGATGTGTTTAACGCCATACCGGGCTTAATAGACAAGTGCATTGATAAAATTGAAGATATGTTCCCGGTTATAAACAAGATTTTGAGCAGCTTAGGGAAAGTTATTGATTTTGTATACGAGGGAGCAAAAACAGCGGGCGAAAATTTGACCGAAGGTGCGTTAAAAGTCTTTGGCGGCTATGAGGGGCAGGGAGCGCGTGAAAACGCGCGCAGGGGCGAAAAAATCCTGCCGCAATTAACGCAAGCACAA